TCAAGAATTTTTAGTAGGATGCAACGACTCAGCGGGGGGTATTGCGGAATTTTATTTCGCTAATATGCCTACTGATTTTGCAGTAGCTAAAAATGCAAGTGGAGAAGCCTCTGCCATTACTGGCACGGGGTTAGGATACTACAAATACGAATGTACAAACGCTCAAGGTGCAGCTTCTACTATGAACGATAACCCAACAGTTAACGCTCAGAACGGAACAAGCTACTTTGACCAAACTTGTACTTACGTACTAAACAAAATGGACTCAGCGAAACGCAATGAAATTAAATTGCTTTCAAGAGCAAAACTCTCTGTAATCATTAAAGTCAATAACGGTATTTACTGGTTAATGGGAGAGACTAACGGCGTTCGTATGACCGCTGGCGACAACGGAACGGGTACGGCTTTAGGAGATAGAAACGGATACTCTCTATCTTTTCAAGGTCAAGAGCCTGAGCCTATGGCAGTAGTGTTAGACGGGGCTTTCCCTTTAGCATAAGAGTAACTAAACTCTAACAATATAGCCCACTACTTAGCGGTGGTGGGCTTTTTTTTATACCAATGGACATAATCACAAAAAACACAACCAACTATATTTACGCTAATATCTCTAACGAGGTAGTAAATGAGTATTATACTATGACCATTGAGGCGGCTGAGTATACCGTAAACGTCACTTTAGACGCTCCTACGGGAGTAAATAATAGGTACGTAGCATTTGAGCTTATAGAAGGCTCTCAAGACCTCGCAAACGCTACAATAGATTTGCCTAATAACGGCGATTACCCTTACAAGATTATAAACGCTGAGACTATCGGTGGCACTACGGGCGTAGAGATACACCGAGGAATATTAAGACTAAAACAAGAGCAAGAAATAGTATATTCGTACACTAACGAGGACACCACAGTAATTTATGAATAATCACTCAATTATAACCGAGTTTGCATCGGCTGAGATACCTAAATTTTTAGAGAAAAAGAATCAAAATATAGTTTATTTTGGAGTAGATAATATTTACCCCTTTGAATTAATTGATTTATACAACGATAGCAGCACCCATAACGCTATAATTAACGGTAAAGTAGGTTATACGGTAGGCAATGGGCTATTTAGCGAGGACTTAGAGACTAAAAAATGGCTCTCTTTTGCTAATATAGACGAGGATTGGACTTCATTACTCAAGCGAATCTCTTTAGATTACGAGCTTTTTAACGGTTACGCTATCGAAGTGATTAAAACTGGAGTTGGCAACCAATACCATCACATAGATTTTGCCAATATTAGAGTAGGTTTAGATGGAGGTTTGCAATACTCTGACGAATGGATAACAGATAAAGGAACAAGAAACTACAAGCCCGATATTCAATACTTAGAAAGGTATAATCCAAAAGACCAAGAGCAAAAGAGAGGCGTAATTTATCACGTAGATTACAGACCAAACCTTAAATACTACCCTTTACCCGTATACGTTGGCTCTTTAGCTGAGATAAAAACAGACGTACAAATAGGCGATTACTGGCTAAACGAGGTAAAGAACGGCTTTGTAGGAGGTACTTTAATTCAGCACAACAACGGAGTGCCTGAGACTCAAGCGGAGGCTAAAGAGTTTGAGGAGACTTTTCAAGATAAGTTCGGCAAAGCTACTGGTACTAAAATAGTACACCTATTCGCTCCTTCTAAAGAGAACGGAAGCGAAATAAGCAACCTTAACGGCAACGATTTGCACGAACGTTATTTAGAGATGAGTAACCGAGTAAAAGAGTCTATTTTTATAGGACACCGAGTAACTAACCCTATTTTATTTGGAGTAAAAGAAGCTGGGCAATTAGGAGCAAGAAACGAACTTGATTTAGCTTACGAAATATTTACTAATACGTATATCGCCGAGCGTCAAAATACCTTACTTAGAACTATTAAAAAATTAGCTTTTTACGACATACAAAAAAGCGATATAGAGATAATACCTCTTAAACCAATAGACTCGGTAGACCTTACCTCAGACATTATAATAGCTAACCTTACGAGAGCTGAGATAAGAGAATTAATAAACGACCAGACGGGCTTAGAATTAGCCGAGGAGGTAGCCGCTCCCGTTGCTCCCGTTGCTATGTGTTCGCACTTTGCAGACGATAGCGACATAAGCCACTTATTCGATAACATAGGAGTAAGCGAGGACGACTACGAAGAGATAGAGGCTTTCGATATTCACTTTGACTCAGACGGCAGCCCTATGGAGTTTGCCACTACTGGGCAAGGTATAATACAAAGAGTACTAAAAGCTATACTTACTAACCCTTTAATACAAGCAAGCGGCATAAGTAGCGTTTTAGAATTAACGTTCCCTGAATTGATAACTTCGATAGGAATATTAAAGGACTCTAAACTAATAGAGATTACGGGAGAGGCTATAAACTTAACCCCTACGGGTAGGAAAGTAGCTGAGGTAATAGACGTTCCGCAAACAGAGGTAAAATATAAGTATACGCTTAGAAGTGACGCTCCAGCTTTAAAAGGGGAGTCAAGAGATTTTTGCCGTAAAATGATGAGCAAACGCAAGCTTTACTCTAAAGCCGAAATAGAGCTTTTAAGAAACGATATGAAGACGAGTAGCATAACAGACGTAACAGACGTTTGGTTAGCTCGAGGGGGCTGGTATCGTAAGCCTGAGACAGAAACGAGTATTCCTTATTGTAGACATATTTGGAAACAAGTAATAGTTAGAAAGAAATGATATTAATAGTAAGCCCAGCCTTTGTAAAAGAGAATACCGTACTAAACTACAACGTAGATGACGGATATTTGAAGCCGCTAATAGATAGCATACAAAACACTTTTGTTAGACCTATTTTGGGTAGTGCTTTATTTGACGAGGTGCAAACTCAAATAAGAACTAACACCGTATCAGCTTTAAACGAGATATTAATAAAGGAATATTTAAGAGACGCTTTAAAGTGGGAGGTTTGCCATAAGTACACTCGAATAGGTACGTATAAGCTAACTAACAAGGGAGCGGGTACTCACTCGGGAGATAACTTTAGTACTTTATCTCAGCAAGAGCTTGTAACGGCTAAAAATATATTTAAGGACAACGCAGACTTTTACAGACGTAAACTAAAATTATACCTAAAAGCCAACGAGGATTCTTACCCACTTTATAAGACTCCGCCAACTGGAGACGATGTAGTAAGACCCGAAATGGACACTCAATGGCGTTCTCAGTTTATCCTATGAAAACTCTAACGATAAAAAATATCTTTAGTATAATGCAAGGCATAGCGTCCGAGCATCCTCAAATAAATACTATTTTAAAAGGTAATATTTGGGACGTAGACTTGACTAAGGACGTTACGGGAGTTTACCTAATTTATGAGGTTACTAATATCGCCCCTAACGGCTTTAACGGCATAGATTACTCTTTGGATGTTTTTATCTGCGACAATGTTACGGAGATTAACACCGCAACTAATGAGGTGAGCGTTCAAAACGAGTGTAGCTTAATAGCCTTAGATATGATGAGCATATTTGAGAATTATAATAAAGCCTCTTGGGCAGATAAAGACCTAAACTTAGTACTTAATAAAACTTGGAGCATTCAGCCGTTTACAGAGCGGTTCGATAGCCTTTATTCAGGAGCTGCGGTAAATCTCTCTTTAGCTACTGCTTACGGATATGCTCGCTGCACGATACCAACTTAAAAAATATATATATAAAATGACCACTCAAGAATTACAAATTTCAAGAAACGGACAATATTTCGTTAGCGGAGACGTTACTTTTACGGCTGCTCAGCAAGTAGCTTACTTAGTCGTAAACTCAGCCGCAGTATTCGCTAACCTTACAGACCAAGCGGATGTAAATATCATAACACAAAGCAATATAGCTGGAGCGACTTTGTCGGCTGGAATTATCATAGCACCAAAAGGAGGTTCGTTCTTCAAGAGAGTGAATATGACAAGCGGAAGTGTAGTAGCGGTATTTGCATAATGCACGGTTACGGATATCAGTACGGTACTATGATAGGCTCGTCGGTGAATCCGTCTGAGACATTATTTGCTGCCTATAAGCTAAGAGTAGAGAGTGATAGTGGTGTTGTAGAGAATAACACTTGTGCGATAACCTTTTTAACTACTATAATATAATGAGTACATACGATGACGCAAGTTTAATCCTTTACCCTTCGGGCTACAAAGAGGATAAAATATATAGCCTTAAGCCAACCGATGGAAGTGGTGATTTGACCTTTACAAGAGCAAGCACCGCAACAAGGGTGAACGCTGCGGGTTTAATAGAGGGGGTAAGAACGAATTTATTAACTTATTCCGAGCAGTTTGATAATGCGGCGTGGACAAAATCAGATGCCACGATTACGGCAAATGCTACAACATCACCAGATGGCACAATAAACGCGGATAAATTAATAGCAAACACTACCAGCGCCACTCACTCAATACAACAAACCTTTACACCGTTATCTGCCACAAGTTACACTTTAAGCACATACGCAAAGGCTGGTGAATATAATTTTATCGGCTTACAAATAGCCTTTGGGGGCATAAATGCTTATGCCTCATTTAATTTGAGTACGGGAGTTATAACACTATCGGGCGGTGGCGCTACTGCTACAATTCAAAATGCTGGTAATGGTTGGTATCGTTGTCTTATTACCGCCACAACTATATCTGGCGCCTCAAATATCATTAACATTAGAATTGAAAATGACGGCTCGCTAAATAATTTTGTTGGCAATAACGTAAATGGCATATATGCTTATGGCGCACAACTCGAGCAATCACCCTCAGTAACCGAATACATACCCACTACAACAACGGCGGTAAGCGTTGGAATGCTTGCAGACGTTCCCCGAATAGACTACACTGGTGGAGGCTGCGGTAAA